CAGGATTATATCTCCACAACATATGGTGGACACTATACTTCCAAAGAAAACAACGTCCAGACACTTGATCTTATCGAGTCGGTTGGCGATGCGGAATCTTTCTGCCGTTCTAATGCAATCAAGTATTTGAGTCGCTACGATAAGAAGGGACAAGCAAAACGTGATATACTAAAAGCACTACACTATTCACTCCTACTTTATCACTTCAGTGGGCAATTAAAAGAAACAACTACTCGTGGTTATGAAACTTTCTGAAAAGACATTAACAGTTCTCAAGAACTTTGCTGGAATTAATAATTCTATTTTAGTAAAAGGAGGAAAACAACTTCGTACAATGTCCGTTGCTAAGAATATTCTTGGTGAGGCACAAATTGAAGAAGAGTTTCCTCGTGATTTTGCTATCTATGATCTTAATCAATTTTTAAATGGATTGGGATTATATCAGGATCCTGATCTTGATTTTGAAGCAGATAACTATGTTGTTATTCGTGAAGATCAGTGGGATGTTAAGTATTTCTTTTCAGATCCTCAAGTAATATGTTCTCCACCAGATAAGGCAATTACACTTCCTTCTGAAGATATTTCCTTTAAGTTGGAAACTGCTGTTCTTGAAAAACTTGTTAAACAGGCTGCTGTTTATCAATTACCTGATCTATCTGCTATTGGTAGAAATGGTAATATTGAATTAGTTGTTAGGGATAAGAAGAATGATACATCCAATATTCCAAGAATAGTTGTTGGTCAAACTGATAAAGAGTTTACTTTCAACTTTAAGATGGAAAACATTAAGATTATTCCTGGATCTTATGATGTGTCCATCTCTTCAAAATTACTTTCTGAATTTTCTAACAGTAAGTATGATATGAAGTATTATATCGCATTGGAACCTGATTCTACCTTTGGGTAAATAGATGAGTGACTTTATATGGGTTGAAAAATACAGACCCAAGACAATTGAAGAATGTATACTTCCTGAAAATATTAAAAAAACTTTTCAGGATTTTCTATCTCAAGGTGAGATACCAAACATGCTACTATCAGGTCCACCAGGTATTGGTAAGACTACAGTAGCAAAGGCATTGTGTAATCAATTAGGAGCAGATTTTTATGTCATTAATGGATCGGATGAAGGACGTTTTCTCGACACTGTTCGGAACAACGCAAAGAACTTCGCATCTACCGTCTCTCTTACAAGCGAGTCAAAACATAAAGTCATCATCATTGACGAAGCAGACAATACCACTCCCGACGTACAACTCCTTCTTAGAGCGAGTATTGAGGAGTTCTCAGGAAACTGTAGATTCATCTTTACATGTAACTACAAAAACAAAATAATAGACCCACTACATAGTCGTTGTGCTGTTATTGATTTTTCTGTAAATGGAAAACAAAAACAAGGAATCGCTGCCCAGTTTTTCAAACGAATTAACGACATATTGGAGCAAGAACGGGTTGAGGCTGATAAAAAAGTCCTTGCCGAACTTATCAACAAACACTTTCCCGATTGGCGTAGGGTTCTCAATGAGTGTCAAAGATACTCGGTGGGAGGTAAGATAGATAGTGGTATACTGGCACATTTTAGTGATGTAAAAATCAATGACCTCACGAAGAACCTCAAGACTAAAAACTTTTCGGAAGTACGTAAATGGTGTGTCAATAACTTGGACAATGATCCTGCTGTATTATTGCGTCGCCTCTACGATAGTCTTTACGAATCCCTTGTCCCTGCCTCTATTCCTGCTGCCGTTCTTGTTATTGCGAAGTACCAGTACCAAATAGCATTTGTAGCAGATCAGGAAATAAATATGCTAGCTTGTTTAACCGAAATCATGGTGGAGTGTGAATTTAAATGAAAATTTCAGAAAGAGAAAAACTAAGAAATCAAGTTAAGTCTAGATTTTATTACATCTTTTGGGGTGTAGCAACTGTATCAGTTGTATTTGGTCAATTGTATGTTGGAACTGGATATAGAACTTTTGCTAGATCATTGAATAGAATCTTTGATACTATTGAAGTTCAAATTAATGATGATTATGAAAGGTTTTATTAATGAGACCTGAAACTAGAGAAGCAATGGAAATGTTGTTTTCTGCTAAGTGGAACTTGCCAACAGCAGCAAAACACTGTAGACTAACTCAAAAGGAAATGAAGATTACTTTTAATGAATATTGTAATTTTCATTTACCTACCTATGATAAATTTGAAACTGCTATTCAGTTAGAACTTAAATTATGAGCAAGAAGGGACTCAAAACCCCACTTAGATATCCTGGTGGTAAATCTCGTGCCTGTACTAAGATGGGGCAGTTCTTCCCAGAACTTAGGGAGTATGTAGAGTTTCGTGAACCATTCTTAGGTGGTGGAAGTGTTGCGATACACGTTAGTAAGTTATATCCACATCTAAAGATTACTGTTAATGATCTTTATGAACCACTTATAAACTTCTGGATGAATCTCCAGATGTTTGGTGATGATTTAACTAAAGACTTAAAGAATCTTAAGATTGCCCATCCTAATCAAGACTCTGCTAGATGTTTATTTGCGGAGATGAAAGATATTATTAATAATAGTAAATATACTAATCTTGAAAGAGCAGTTGCTTTTTATGTTGTAAATAAGTGTAGTTTCTCAGGTCTTACTGAGAGTTCCTCATTTTCAGCACAGGCAAGTGATTCTAACTTTTCTATGAGAGGTATTGAAAAGTTGCCTGAGTACTCTGAGATCATTTCACATTGGCATATTAATTCATATTCTTATGAGTATTGCTTTAGAGAAAATGTTCATGACGGATTGTTTATGTACTTAGATCCCCCTTATGATATAAAGGATAATCTTTATGGAAAGGGTGGAGCAATGCATAAAAGTTTTGATCACGACAAATTTGCTGCTGATTGTGATGTTCACAACGATACAAAAATGCTAATTAGTTATAATTCTGATCAGTTGGTTAAAGATAGATTTAAAAACTGGAATGCTGCTGAGTTTAAATTAACTTACACAATGCGTTCAGTTGGAGAATATATGAAAGACCAACAAGAAAGAAAAGAGTTATTATTGTTCAACTACGAATTACCAGAGGTAACTGCTAATGGATGAGGAACAACGACATATTAACGATCTGTATGAAGATATGGATCGTCTTAACGCATTATATGAAGAACTTATGTGGCCTAATGATGTTGAACTTGAATTCTCTGCTGATTATGAGAATAATAGAATTATCATTAAAATGAGACAATGAGTCTTAAGGATCATATGGGTCCTAAAAAAGATTGGGATGATGCCAAGTGGTTACAACATGCTCATGTGATGGTTCATTCTCCTTGGATCGATGAAGAGGAAAGAGATTATTGGAAATACAAAATCAAAGAACTAACCAAATGAAACTATTCAACGAAGAAACAACATTTAAATTAAATGAAAGTCCTACTGAGGAACTTTTAGAGTTTGGTGATATAAAGGTACTGGTTGTAGATAATTTTTACGAAAATCCTGATACAATTAGAGAAGGTATTCTGGGTACTCCAGCAACATATTTTACTCCAGATAGACCAAATTATCCAGGTAGGCATATTGATATCCAATATGATCTCAGTTCATTATCAACACCCTATAAGAATATAATTTCAAAGTATTTTGAACTTAATGTAGATGTTGATAGAATTTTATCAAAACATTCTTTTTTAGTAAATGTTTTACAATATGAGCATATTGATACCAAGCCACATATTGATGATAAAACAGGATATGCTAGTTCCATATATTTTAATATAGATGAAGAATGTTCTGGTGGATTGGATTTTCATGATTTTAATGATGATAAAGTTGGAACAGTTGATATGAAGTATAATCGTATGGTACTATATCAAAAGTTTGCTAAACATAATGTTTATATTCCAGAAGGTTCCTTTACTGGAGATCTTCATAGAATAAATCAACAACTTTTTATATAATGAAAACTCCAGAAGATTATTTTTTTATTGGTTTAATACTACTTGAGGAATTTGTTAGAAGAATATTAATTTCTCCTATTAAACTACTTGTAATGTATGATCAATGGAGTCATAATAGATTAGTAGCAAAGGCTGCTAAAGAAGCAGAAGAAAATCCTCCTGTATTACCTGAAACACCATTTGATAATGACTGAATTGAAAGATTGGTTGAATTCAATCAACCAAACAAAAAAGAATTTGATTGATGAAGATCCTTCATTAGAAAAGGAGTACAATCCTTACATTGTTAATCGCATTTATTCTGGGCATCTTGACTCTGTTATGTTTGCGAATGAGATGAATAAGTATTCATTCTTATCAAAGAAGATTCAATATGATTTTTATCTAAATAGTTTACGATCTAAGAAGAGATTCTCTCCTTGGCTCAGGAAAGATAAGATTAAAGATCTTGATTATGTAAAACGTTACTATGGTTATAGTAATGAGAAAGCACAACAAGCATTGAAAATCCTAACTAAACAACAACTTAATTTTATAAGATCTAAATTTGAAACTGGAGGAAA